CACGCACGGTTGATGAGGACATCATCATCGTCAACCAGGCCGCAACGCCCCTGCTGCGGGCGATCTCGCCCACCCTGAACAACCTGCCCACACCATGCAAGAGCACCAAATACGAGTGGGTAGAAGATGAGTTAGAAATCACCGAAAGCACGATTCAGCCGACCATCACCGCCGGCGACACCTCTTGGAGTGTCGCCAGTGGCGAGGGTGAGTATTTCCTGGCCGGCCACATCTTGCAGGCCGAAGATGAGTTGATGCTTGTCACCACAAAAGGCACGGCCAGTGATACCATCGTGGTCGCCCGTGGCTACGGCTACACGACCGGCGCATCGCACACTGCTGGTACAACCTTGAGGATCGTAGGCCGCCTTCACAATGAGGGTGGCGACGCCACTACAGACACCTATGGCGTGCCGACCATCCCATATAACAACACCCAGATTTGGCAGCAGCAATTCAAGATGACCAGTACAGAGATGGCAATTCTCCGTTACGGAAATGTCAACAGGCTGGACTATCTGGAAAGCAAGGCTATCAAAGTCTTGATGGCGTTGATGGAACGCAATTTCATCTACGGCACGCGGGTAACACGTTCCACGACTGCCGCCATCGCCGCGACCAGTGGTTCATCCGGTGGCTTGATGGATACCACGGCGGCATACATCTACAGCGGAAATCGCAACAACGCCGCAAGCGCGGCTCTGACCCGCAAGATGATCCTGGATTTGCTCCAGGAAATCTTTGGCCTGGTCGGAGTAGAATATATGCCAGACATCATGATGTGCAACGCCTGGGTGAAACGCAAGGTCAATGATATGTTCGAGACCTATGTGCGCACCGACCGCACCGACGCCACAGGTGGGGCAGTGTATACAAGCTTCATGACCGACTATGGCGAGGTTGACTTGCTGCTGGACCACAACTGTCCAGCGGCCAGGACGTTTTTCTTGCATACTCCCTTCTGCGCCATTGGCCCATTGGAAGGCGAGCAATTCCGCACTGTACCGCTTGCAATCACGTCAGCAGGAGCCACCGAATGGCAAGTCTGGGGCGAGTACACCCAGATGATCAAGTGCCCCAAAACTCACGGCGAAATCTACGGCATCAGCACCACCACCTAGAGAGGAGGGCTTAAATGGGACAGCAAACGAGTAGCGTAACTAGTGCCAGCGACTTTGACCCAACACAGGCCCGACTCACTGGGGCTGATGGTGGAACGCCGATTGCCACCGAGATCATCTATGGCCAAGACGACCACGGATGCGATCTGAAACTCTTCGGCGCGACCTCTGGCAAGTACATGATGTGGGACGAGAGTGCAGACAAGCTCATTCTGTACGGCCAGTTGGACGTAGGAGTAGATGACACTGGCCATGACGCCAAGTTCTTCGGCGCTACATCGGGCAGCTACATGCTGTGGGATGAAGACAAGGACCGACTTGACCTGATCAAGGCAAAAGTCAGGATCGGCACAGGTGCAGGCGCGACCAATGGCGTTGAGTTAGACGGCACTGACCCCGACCAACTGCTACAGGCGCACGCCTACATAGACGGCGCGGTAGCCAGTGGCGCGTATGCCGGAGCCTACTTCACAAACACCGTGACGGCATCGCAGACTAACAACGTCTCAGTGTTCGGTACATGGAGCGAGTTATACCTCACGGGTGACGTTTCCCTCATAAGCAACCATGCGGCAATCTGGGGCAACCTGGAGATGGCCGACGCAGGAGGGACACTGACACTCCCTGGCGGGGTAGCTTGGCACTCTGCCATCACTGGCACGATCATCAGCCCCGACGGACTGACGGTAAGTTCTGGTGGGCTGCTGGCATGCTTCGTGGCAGACAACCAAATGACCTCTGGTTATACCAGCACTGGCGCGACGGTCGCGGGCTACGCAGTACGCATGGGATCGGGCAAGGCTCGGCTCCCCTACGGGCTATGGATTGACCCCGATTCAGTGTATCAAGCCATCCGCATCGGGGAACTAAGCTCCGACACACCTGGGTCGGGCTTGGTTCTCGACAGCACCTACAACGTTGGTATCCAAATCCACGTTGACGACAATGAATTGCCCTTGGGAAGTGCTACGACGGCACGTGGCATTGACAGCAGATTCCTAAACTACAATTCGCCCAAGAGCGAAACCTGGGGCATCCAGGGCAAGTGCAAAATCAGTGCCCTGGCCCGTACCGCCAACGTGGCGGCGGGCGTCGTGGGGGCCTTTGAATCTACAGGCACATGCTCTACTGCAACCGGATCGGGCAACACCTTCGTTACCGGCGTGATGGGACGCTTGGGCCTTGCTTCAGGCTTCACCATCGGATCGGGCACCTACGCCTGCGGCGTGCTGAGTTTCTACAACACGCTCGCTGCCAACGACCCATCGGGCGAGTACACCGTTGCGTACATGGCAACGGCGAGCGACATCGCAGGAGTAGGCGATTGGGACTACGGTCTTTACGTCGAAGACACTGCAATTGGTGTCTACCTCAGTAGCCCCACCACTGGCATCAGCATTGCCAGTGCGACCGGCTATGCAATTGACATCCAGACAACCGGCCAGTTCCGCATGGGCATCCAGGGAACCGGAATTCCCACGGCGACGGACACTCCGCATGCAGTAGAAATCCACGCCGAAACCAACGCAGACGCCATCATCGACAACCCTGGTGGGACGTGGTGTGGCTTCTCAGCCGGTATCCGCTGTCGGTACGAAATCAGCAAAGCCCAGACCGCGACGGTTGGATTCCAGGCGATCGAGGGTCGCCTGCGGCCAAAGGCGGCTATGGCTGGTGGCGTTCACTGCGGTATCTCTGGCACTATCGAGGCTGATGGCGCAGTGGCTTTCACTGGCACTGCAACAACTCAGCGGAACGCAGGCAACTTCTGCATTGAGTTGGGCGAGGGCTGTTCGTTCGGCTCGACTTCCGGCTGGCTTACTGGCGTCACCATTGACTCCAGCATTCACGCTACGCAGACCGGCATGACCAACATCACCTACCCCGCGCTGCGGATCAAGAAATCCGACAGCAAACTGGCATGGCAGCACGGCATCTACATCGATGCGGATTCCTGCACAACTGGCATCACCATCGGTACGGCCACGACCGGAATGTCTATCGGTGCTGGTTGTACCAGTGCGCTTCAAATCGGGGCGGCAGCGACCACCGCAGGCAGCGGTGTGACCGTCAATGCCGCAGCCCCAGTCGGCTTCTACTTTGACGATGGCGGGTCAGCACTGACAGCCTGGAGCGAATGCTTTACGGTCGGACTTGTCTTACCAACCGCTTCAACTGGCGGCACACAGACAGGAATGCCCTCAGCGACACACATCTACATCGACCAACAAGCCAACTACACAGGACCTGCAGGCAACCAGCAAGCCATAACGGCTCTCTGGGCTGGCTACCTCGTCCGCAACACCTCAACTTTAGATGGATTCGATCAGGGAGGTGCTCACGCAATCCAGGCGTCCGTAGACGTAGCCACGGGCTGCGAAGTAGCAGACGGAACAACACTCGCCGGGATACAATTTTCCGGCAACTGGTCTCTGGGAACGATCACCGGATACATTGTGCCGATCCACATTCCAGTCACAAACGCAAACTGGTCTGCCTTCATGAAAATTGACGAGGCAAATTGCTACCAGGACACGGCAGCCGGCAGCGGTGGTTACAAATACCTGAAAGTCTATCTTGGGGACACACTCTACACCATCGTTATGGCCACGGCATAACGATAAAGGCTTTGGGGGATGAGCCTTCAATCATCCCCCCATCTATGTCACAGAAAAGTCGAAATCGAAGAAGAAAAGAGAGAGGTAAACCAAGCGATATGGAATTCACAGTTGGAGAACGGCTTGCTACACTCAACCTACTGCCACCCGAGGGCAGCTTGCTCACCATGAAAATCGTACATGACCTGCGCCAAGCTCTAGCCTTCAGCGACGAGGAACTAACTGCCCTGAACTTTCAGCAGAACGATGACCGGCTGACATGGCAAGACACCGTTGAGCCAAAGGAAGTCGAGGTCGGCGTCAAGGCAGCAAGCATCATCTATGACTTGCTAGAGAAACTCAACAAAGATGGAAAGATCAGAGAGGCCCACCTGACCCTCTGTGAGAAGTTTGAGTACACGGAATGACCAACCACGATGCGAAGCAAACTGGCTGCTATCCCGTCAGAACCTACCATTGTGCTAGATGCAAGAAATTGCATCAGTACAAGCGGACACTCAAAGACATTCCACCCACATCGCCCTGTTGTGACGCGCCGTTGAGCCGTGCCTTCGACTTGGATGGCGTGAAGTTCCAGACGACCACGCTCATCAAAGATGTAAGGTACAAACTACGCCAAGAGGAAAAAGAGGGGAAGCGGCCACGCGCCATTGATCGCGATCTCAATCCCCACTTTGCGACTGTATAGAATTATGGCTACTTTCACCGAATTGATACAACAGGCCACCTCACTGGAGGAAGCAAAACGCGCTGGCGCATACATCCGAGGCAGACGGACGAGGAGAGCCATACTGGCGAGGCAACAAGCCGCACAAAGGCCAACTCCTGCACCTGCGGCGTCACCAGCACCATATCTACCCTACATACAAAAAGGAATGCCTCGGCCACTGCCTGCACCAGGACCAGCACCCAGAGCAACACCAGGGCCTCCACCAGCACAAACGCCGATACCAAGACCAGCACCCCCGCCGCCAACAATACCACCCGGCTACCGGAGGGCAGAGGATGGAAGCCTGGTCCCGGAGACCTTCTGGGATCAACCAGTACTCACTCCACAACCAGCACCACAAATAACACCTGGATGGGGTGGGCCACCATACGCGCCACAACCGCCGCCAGACCCCTTGTACTGGCAGGATATTGAGCCATACCTGCGCGAGATAGAAGCATGGTATCCACAACGCAGACAATGGCTAGGCCAACAACCCATGACACCAGAACAAGAGGCTGCCATCAATTGGGACAGAGCACGCTTTTGGTACGGCCTAGCTTGGCACGCAAGACCTTATGACACACCCTTGCGTCAATTTGAACAATACATCCAGCCACCAGCGTGGATCAGCCCAGAAGTTTTGGAAGAATGGGCTCCAGTGTGGTGGAGAGAACAACTGCGGCGACAGCAACCATATCCATATCGCCCTAGCACTAAACCACAGCAACAAGCTCAGCGAGGTGTAAGACCACGCATATAGGAAGGATAGGACATGCACACCCTTATACTCGGCCTCGACGGCCTTGACTACAATCTCCTCAAGGCCACACTGCCCACCATGCCGTTTTTCAAGGAACTGACCGAGACTGCCGCTTGGGGTATGATGGTGCCCGACATTGCACTCTCACCCCAGTCGTGGGCTACCATCTTCACCGGCTTAGAGGAAACAAAGCACCACGTCACCAATTTTCATGCCCCTATCACCCGAGCCAAGTGTGCCAACATGTGGCGCATTTTGAACAGTTACAATCTCACCTGTGGCGTTTTCAATGTAACCATGACATTCCCGCCAGAGCCGGTCAAAGGGTACATGGTGAGCGGCTACCCCACCAAGATTCCCGACACGTTTCCGCCCAACATCCCGAGTGGGGACCCCCCGCCCACAGCGAAAGGCCAAGAGAACAGTTGGGACCGCCACCATTGGGCCTTCCGCGAAGGTGCGCGGCTGACTGTAAAGTATGATCCGTTCTGCAGTATCATTGGTAGTACTCTACCCGACGAATTTGGGCACGGCTTTGAAAACGCTTGGCGCAAAGGGCGCAAGTTCATTCTGGAGGAAATCTACCCTGTGCTAGACCGCGAGGTTGCCGCCCTGGTTGAAGTCCTCCAACCTACCGTGTTGGCGATCTTCTCCGATCATGGCTGGAATTCCGAGGAGTACAGCGACACGCTATACACACCCTGGCACAAGGGCGTGACTAACAAAGACACATTTCGACCCGTCGCCCGTGAGGACTGGGCCTATCACACCAAAGAGGGTGTAGGCTTTTTCAAAGGGCCTCACGTCCAGCATGATGGCGAACTGGAGGCATTTCCAAATCGCTGCTTCCTGCCCACCATGCTGGACATCTGGAATCTTTTCCCCAGTCTAGAATTCGACGGCTGGCCGGTGACGAAGTTCGAGTACACCGAGGATGAAAAGCGACAAATCAAGGAAAACCTAAGGGCACTGGGCTATGAGTAGTTTTCCCGAAAACACGACAGTTGGCTTGATCTTCCAGGGCCGATACACCTTACAGCCCCTAATGTCTTACTGGGGGTTTATGTCGGCCATCCGCATCTTGGCTGGCAACAATGTCGGCGTCACGCCACTCATGGCGGAGACCCAGACAGAAGGCTACCAGAAGGCAGCCCGCTACTTCTTGGACAAGACGACGCATGACTACTTGATCATCCTGGACATCGACGTAACGCCACCCGACTACGGGCTGGAGTACCTCATCAAAGCTTTCGAGTCACAGGAGAAATGTGGCGTCATGGCCGCCCTGACATTCTGGCAGCCCAGGGCGACACCAAGCTTGTTCCAAGATGCAGGCGAGGAACGTGTAGATGACTATACCTTTCATCGTTACACGCCGATGATGAATGTAGTGGGTCGCCACGTAGTCAAGTACCAAGATGAAGCGGAGCGAGGCGAGCCGCTTCTCATGCCACAAACCAATGACTCCATCATCAATGTAGACGTTTTCAACGGTGGCTTGTTTGTGACGAGCCGCGAGGTCTTGAAAAAAATGGGGCAACTCGCCTTCCATGACCGCGAGGGCGCATCAATAGGCATGTTCACCAACAAGGTGCGAACCCTGGGCTACAGCGTCAAGGCCGCCCTGCACATCATTTGCAGTGGTGGCGGCGTGAATCACGTCGATTTCCTAAGCTATTATGGAAAGCCAAAGGGCTGACATCATGGAAAACATCATCACATCAATCATACTGCCCTTAGTGGTTGGCGGTTTGCCAGCACTTTTGACATACCTGCTAGGTCGCCGCCAAGCAAGAAGCGCGGAAACGACGATCAAGGCCAACGCCGCCGCGACACTCACCAAAGCAGCAGCAGAACTCGTCGAAGACATGCGGGCTGAGATTGGACGCTTACGAAAACAAATCAGAGAGCTTACCGACCGAGTTGAGAAACTGGAACGGGAGAACAAAACACTTAGTCAGCAAAACGAGAAACTAGCAGAGATGGTGAGCGAAAAGCTCATCATGCGAGGATAGGAGAAGACCATGCCAGGACACAATTTCAGACTTATCGAACGCAAGAGCCAAACCGAAACCGTCAACATCGCCTCCAGCGGAAACGTGACTACCGAGATCGTCGACATGCGCGACTATTCGCTGTTACTCATCCACATGCCCGCAGGATGGACGAGCGCAAGTATCGGGTTCAAGGTCGCCAGTGAGGCGGCTGGGACCTTCCTGCCCCTCTACGACGACAACGGAACGTTGGTGCAGGTTGACAGCCCTGCGGTGGACTGTGCCTACTCTGCACCGGCTGAGGTAGCCGTTGCCCGTTTCGTCAAACTGTGGTCACAGGATGGCAGTGCCGGCAATACCGCCCAAACCTCGGCACGGGTGTTGCTGGTAGACAAGAAGGCATGATATGGGCAGCTTGAGCATACTCGGACACGCGATGCTCAATCCACTCATCAGCGGCATCAACTGGGCCTATGCGAGCAAGATCATCGGCTATAGCCCAATCGCCTACTGGCCGCTGTGGGAAGCCGGTGGTTCGACCGCCGAGGATCAGAGTGGTAACAGCTACAATGGTACATACCATGATGTCGCCTTAGCCAATGCAGTAGGGCCAGATGGCGATGATGTTCCTTACTTTGATGGCTCTGATGACGTAGTTGACATCTACAGTGCCGGTCTCAATACTGCCTTCGACGGTGCAGAGGGAACAATCATCGGTTGGGCCAAAGTTAATGCCACCACTCGCTGGACAGACGGAGCAGATCGCATGTGTATCCAGTTGTGGTCTGACAGTGCCAATTTCCTCCGCGCCTCAAAGGAGTATCGTGCTAACAGATTCTACTTCCACTACGTCGCTGGTGGAACAGTAGAAAACATCACAATAACCTCTTTCAGCCCAACGACCTGGTTCCACTGGGCCATGACATGGAGCAAAACGGCAAATGAGGTAAAAGCCTACCTCAGCGGTGCTCAGGCTGGTTCAACCCAAACCACATTGGGAACATGGGCAACACCAGGAGACCTCGATAGTGACGCAACTGTTATCGGCGCAAGGGCTATCGCCACACCGATAAACGAATGGTGGGGCTGGCTGGCCCACATAGCCGTGTTCGACAGCGCATTGTCTGGAGCTGCCATCGCAGACTTGGCGGAGGTGTAACATGCACAATAGAGCTAATGTGCGACAAATGATCGCCCGCCGGTTGGGACGATTTGACGTGATCTCAGCTTCAGGTGGCAGCACAACGACTGCCATCTCGACAACCAGATTGTTCCAACCAGACGACTATTGGAATGGCTCCCTCCTATACGTCCAAAGCGCCAACAGTGCAGCACCAGAGGGAGAAGAACGAATCGTCACCGACTATGACCAAGCCACCCAAACCCTAACGGTGGGCCTGGCCTTCACCGCCGCCATCGCCAACGGAGACATTCTGGAAATACACGCGGGGCACACCAGCGTCGTCGAGCTACAGAACTTGATCAGCGATGCAGTAAAGCAAGCAGGGCAATACTGGTACAAGGAAACATGGGACACAACCACTGTAGATTGGACTGCCGGAACGTACTCATATAGCCTGCCAGCGGAGGTGCGGCGACTGAGAGAAGTCTACACCAGGCCATCCTCCAGTCATCGCTGGAGGCCGTTCCCCAACTGGGAAGTCAAAGGCCAGACGGGAGCGTACTACCTCATCGTGTCGAGCGATGGCGGGATAGGTGACATCGCTCTGCACTACGAAGCTGCACTGTCGTGGGACCCAGCCACCGTAACCGACGCTTCAGTCCTAAACATCGCAAGTGGTTCAGGCACAAATCAGTATGACAGATCGGCAGTCAGCTTCATAGTCGAATTAACATTGGAGAAACTCTACCTCAAATTGGCGAACGAGGGAGACGACGCGCACCGCAACTTCTACTGGAACATGGCCCGGCTGGCCAGGGACGAACGATTGAGAATAGCTAGAGACGAGGCCATGCCACCGTTGCCTGGGCAAGTTCAACGCCTCGGCTGGCAAGAGCACGACCACAACATGCGCGACCGCGCCTACAGCCAACTTGCAGGTGGCGGCACGAAGTCAGGAACATAATGGCGAGAAGCCTAGTCTACGACATAACCCTAGATGGGGAAGGACTAATACTGATCGGCAACGGCCTCGACGTTCAGAGAGTGCAGGCCAACCCCTACGCCGTGAAGTCGTCAACTGGCTACAGAAGCTACGCCGACTTGGACGAGTGGGCCGTGTGGCAGATAGATACCATGCACCGCGGCATAGGAAGCGAACTGTATGGCGATCCAGAGGAGTATTGGTATGGCGTAAACATTGACACTCGCTTCAAGAACAAAGTGTTCATCGGCCCACACGGGCAGGGCACCGCCGTCCCCTCCGATAAGACGGGAGACGTACACTACGGCAAGTTTGGCGACAAGTTGTTCATGAGCATAGACAAAGAAGTCTACGAGTTAGTCAGTGGCACATGGACATTGAGGGAGACAACAACAGCCACCGTGACCAGCATGTGTGAGTTCAACGGCTACTTCTATGTCGCCCAGAACACCTCCAATACCATGCGCAAGACTGCCAACGGAACAGCATGGACAGACGTAGGTGGCACGCCAGCCGCCTACAGACTCTATGTGCATGGCGGGTTTCTCTACAGGTCTGTCAACCAAGCCTTATACTACTCTAACGATCCCGATGATCCCTCTCCAACCTGGTCATCCATAATGTACGTTGGTGATAGCCAATATGTCATCCAATCCATGATCACTTTTCAAAATGCACTTATCGTCTTTAAGAACGATGGCGCATGGAAAATCCCTGGCAACCCTGGAGAGATCGATACCGCCTATGAGATCGGAGAACTCAAATGGCGCAACTCGATTGACAATAGAAATGGCGTCAAGTGCTGCGTCTGGTCGGATGGCTTCCTGTACGTCACATGGGGGAAGGGCGGCCTGCTGAGATGGACGGGATACACTATTTCTTCTATGGGTCCAGACACACTCACAGCAGGCAATGTCCCTGGAAGAATTTGGGACTTGATGCCCACCGCCAATTTCCTCTACGCCTTGGTAGGCCAGACTGACCAGCAATACTGCTGGATTCTCGCCTGGAATGGCTCTGGATGGCACACCATAGCGCACAGCGGGACAGAAGGGCGGGGGGCAATATATTTCGATCCAGGGTCAGGCATAGGTGGTCAGCTACACTATTGCAGTTATCATGCCACTGATACAGAAAACAAAACGTACTACTTCTATCTACCAAGCGAGATTGGTGACCCAACGACTGGAAAAGATGCCAGCTACCAGTGGAAAAACGCTGGCGAGCTTCAGGCCTACCTCTACACCCCTGAGTTCACAGCTAACCTACACGACGCGCAGAAAGAGTGGAGATCGCTTACCATCTGGGCGGAAAATGCAAGCATATCTGGAACGGGCACCCAAACAATCCGCTTCGACTACCGAATTGACACCAACCATAACTGGATAGAGCTATTCGATCAAACCATTGAGGCCAACGCCCAGGCCCAGAAATCATACACTCATAACTTTCCCGCCAGCGACTTCACCGACAAAGTGCTAACCTCAGTATCAACACGCACTGTAACACTCGCCAGCGGTAGCAGTACCAGTGACATGACTGCTGGCGATTGGGTATACTTTGTTGACGTGAACGAGTATCGCATGGTGGCCAGCGTTACCGACACTACTCACTTTGAGCTACAGTGTCCCCTCGACGGTGCGCCAGCGACCGGCTCTACCATCCGGCCAGGGATACCTTGGGGTCGGTACATTCAATTCCGCATCTCAATGACCAGCACCGTTGTCACCAGAACGCCAGTTCTGAAAGCGTGGGCGTTGAAGTACCTGGTCAACGTGGCCGACTACGATCTGTGGCAAGCCACTGTGTTGGTCGCCAGCCCACGCGCATTGCGGAACGGCTACACAGACAGAACGCCCATCAGCTCGCAGTTGGCACGGCTCAACGAGATTCGCAAGAAGGGCCGTGTGGCATTTGTTGACGAGGTGGGTAACAGCCACACAGTCAAAGTGAGTAACTACAGCCTCCGCCCAGTGCGGCAAAAGACCACCGATGACGCCACCAAACCCAGTACAGTCTACTGGGCAAAGCTAACACTTCTGGAGGTCTAACCATGCCGGTCAGGAAGAAAGCAGAGAAAAGATGACATTAGCCCGTGAAGATGCATCTTGGAAAGAACACATTATCGGTAGTCCATTCAAACTAAAAGGCTTCGGGCGCAAATATGTAAAGATACGTTGCGAAGGATGCAATAAAATCATTGAGACGCGGCTGGATCACGTCAAGAAGCGCATTTGGGAAAATACACCATTGTACTGTGGGACTTGTGCTCGAAGGCGTACCTACGTTGAAAGAACAATCAATGCCAACCTAGAGGATTGGCAATGGGCTTACCTAGCTGGCTTTCTAGATGGCGAAGGATGCGTCTGTTGGTCTGGCAACAGCAGCACTCCACAACTAAGCATCGCACAGTGTGACAAAACTCCACTAGATAAATTCTCTAGTTGGCTTGGTACAGGAGAAATGTCACTGGATGAGAGAAGTAAGCAGAACGAAAATTGGACTGATTGCTGGCATTGGCGGATGACAAACTGCATAGACATCCTCTGGCTATTGTGCCAAGTTCACAAATACTTACTCGTCAAAAAGGATTGGCTAACCCAGGTTGTGGAGTACCTAGATCAAAGAGTTGATCTGAACGGATCCGAGGATTTACTAGAACATGCCCGTTCGCTATTGTCCAAGTAACAAAAAATACCGCATCGGCAGCGGGCCGTGCATGTACAGAACGCACAAGGCCGCGCAACGAGCATACGAAGCCTACCTCGCCAAGAAGCGCAAGAAAAAGAAGGGCAAATGAGACGCCGCAGCATCACGACAGACATCACTCGCCCGCCACGCGAGCGGCCAGTGACAACCGGCCTACCACGGATGGGCGGGATACCCGACTTTCCCAAGACCCCCCGTGGGGTGTACGCTGGCGACCGCGCCGTCGACTGGCGTGAGAGGCAAGCATGGCCCAAGGGCACTCGCTTCATGGAAAAACTTGCCAGCCTGCCAGAGCGACGGGTGATCTGGTGGCTACTGTACCAAGCCGAACCCAAGCTGGAGCCCTACCGTGACTTCGAGTTTCAGCCGGAGTTCCTCGGCGGGCGCGTCGTCCACGGGGGCTTGGTCAGCGACTTCGCCATCTACAACATCATCCCAGGACAGATCGTGCTCTGGGAGGTCGAAGGCGCGACATGGCACGCCGCCGGCTGGCGGCTGTTGCGCGACGAGGCTCGCAGGGTCAAATTGATGGCGTTTCCAGAGGTATTCACCGTCTTGAGATTGAAAGAGATCGACATCAACCGCAGCGACGAAGACCGCAACCAGGTTTGTGAAGATGCCATGCGGCTCATCGAAAGAGGCTGACCAAATGGGATCAATAGATTGGCCCTGGATAAAAGGCAAGGTCGAGGAGATCGAAGCCTGGCTCACCAGCTTGCAGTCTTGGGGCAACTTCGACCGTATCACCGTCAAGCGGCTTGACCTCACCACGGGTGGAACAGTAACAATTGACCACGGCGGGCTTCTAGGTCTGACCGACGATGATCACACCATCTACCTCTTGGCCAATGGCACACGCAACCTGACGGGCAACCTGACCGTAAGCGCGGGTGTGACAATAGATGGCGTGGACATCTCAGTACACGCAGCCAACGCCGATGCCCACCACGCGGGGTTTATCGGCCTAGAGGACAACGCGGCGACAGCTATCGTGCCGGCGGCGGATGACAGGATTCAGCTTACCGACGATGGAGTAATCAACGCCGACGCCTCTGGCAACACGATTGCTCTTAGCATCGCTCAGGGGCAAATAGACCACGGCTCGATTGGTGGGCTGGACGGCGATGATCACAGCGCAGTGTACCCCAACTTTGGAGACACGGAGACCATATCCGGCGCGTGGACGTTCTCAAATGCCATCAAAGCAGACAGAGCAGACGACGCCCGTATCCTAGAGATATATGAGGGTGCAACCCAAAAGTGGGACATCTACAGAGACCCATATGATCGCCTCGTCTTCTGGGATGCAGTGAACGAAGAAAACAAGTTTCACTTCGGCCAGAGCAATAACATCCTCCTCATCAACATGGCAGACAACGATGTATACTGCCAATTGTCAGGCACGCCAGGCGACATCACTTGGGGCGTCTACAACGACCCTTCCAATCATGGGTTTATAGGGAGCCGCAGTGACATCCCCTTCGCCATCCGGCAGCACACCTCGCGAAAAGTATGGATTACCTCTACCCAAATGGTCATCAACGAGGACAGCGCCGACTACGACTTCCGCGTGGAGTCCAATGGCTCCCAACACGCTCTATTTGTACAGGGGAGCGATGGGTGGATTGGCCTCGGCATAGGAGTTCCCATGGCGAGGCTGCACCTTTATTCCCCTGACGAAAATACCAATCTTTACTTCACAGTTGGTGACGACCACCACACACCAGCAGTGTGGCTGGCCACCAAATACGACACCGTACCCCAATGGGCAGGGATGGGGACAATTGCTGCGGATGGGAGTCTCTGTTTCTCGACTACTGGCAGTTTTTCTACTGCGGGGATAATACTAGAGCGTGACGGTGACGTGCTATTCAACCGGGGCAACGTCGGCATCAACGATGTCACACCATCCTTCAAACTCGACGTGAACGGCACAGGCCAATTTACTGGCAAGCTGACTCTGGGCGGCGGGACCGATCCACCCTACGTCCTCTACGACCGTGAGACCCACAGCTCTATCATCGAGCGCATCAGGAGAGAAGTACCCCCCTCCAAGCTCGGCGGCGCAGTTCTGTTTTTCAACAGTCTGACAAAACGACTGGAAGTCTTTGTCCCCCTAGAGGGCAAGTTCTATAACCTGCGCGGCGGACTCATTGAGGCAGTGCATCCCATCACCGAGACCTACGAAACGGTTGAAAAGCATTACCTGGACGAGGAGACAGGAGAAGTCAAAAGTTACCCTGTTCCCAAGACCACCACACGACACGTCCTCCGTGAAGGCTACGAGTTAGAGCCTTGGACGGGCAAATTCATGCACGGTAAGAAAGAAGTGTATCGAGAAGAAGCTACCGAAGTGATCACCACGACGAGAGGAGGTGAGAAAAAGTGGGCTACGAATCAAAGAACATCGTGAAGAGCAAAACGTTTTGGTTCAACATCCTGGCAGCCTTGGCGACCATCGCCAGCCAGTTTGGGTTTGGTGACTTCGAGCCAGACAAGGGGGTCGTCGCAGTAGCATTGGGCGTCGTCGCACTTGTCAACATCATTCTGCGCTACCTGACTGACCAGGGCATACACATTTTGCCCAAGTAGCTTGACAGACCGCGCTGCCTATGGTAGAATGCAGATACCAGGAACCACAACCGAATAGCCGTGCTAACCAAAGGGTCACTTTCTTGGCCTGCTTTGCTGTTCCTGGTGCGAACGTCCCCCCCAACGGACTGAAGCAGGCGAGCAGGTCAAGAGAGTGGCCCTTTGACTTGCCTAATAGCAAGAAAGAAGAGGAACCATGCTATTTAGAATATATGTTTGGCTTTTGACGTTACCCTGCTTCAACTCACACAGGAGGCAACCATGACTAAGACTGAAGCTAAGACGCATAGGGAGCGACACGAGTTTCTGCATAGGGCACTCGACGAATTGGTGGCAGACTTCATCCTGCACAATGCCAACAAATCGCCAAGCGACACCACAATCATGGAACTGATAACATGGTCTTACAAACAAACACGCGAGTCAGAAGATGAACCACACGCTAGAAAGGAAATCAAGTGAGACCAGCAAACAGAGTTGAGTTTGGCGAACATTGGTTTGGCCTGGGATTCAATGGCATAGTGAAACTAAGGGCCGAAGTCCTCCGCGAACGAATGATAGTAATCATCGTAGAGTGGGACAATGGCGAGACCGAAGAATGGTCGCACTGTGGCGACTTTACCGTTCTTTGGGAAAAGCCCTCCCACGCCGAGCTTACCAGTCTGCCCGATGCGATGGCCCACTACGACGCGGGCGTTGCTGCCTTACAGAATTGGGATCTCGAGGAGGCAATCCACGCATTCTCCCAGGCCATCGAGGCGGACCCCGACCTAAGTAAAAGGAGCCCCTCATGGCAACAACCACAAATACCAAAGTCAAGACCGCCACACCCACCGAAATAGCCCGCATGTACATCTCCCGTCACTGGAACAACGTCATGTTCACCCGTGACCTGTGGCACCACTACAGCAACGGCGTGTGGAACGAGTGCCCCGACCTCGTTCAAGAGCACCACTTCTGGAACTTGCTGGAAGAGTACGAAAACCGCCACCAGTGTCGGCCAGCAATGAATGTCTACCACGCCACGACGCGCAGGTGCAAAGCCAGACTATACGTGCGCGAGGAGCAAGTAGACGCCAGCCATGACTTGATCAACCTGGCAAACGGCGTCTACAACATGCTGGACGGCAATTTGTACCCGCACAAGGCAGAGTACTACATGACCACCCAGTTGCCCTTCAATTATGACCCACAGGCCAAAGCAGAGATGTGGAGCCTGTACATCCTCACCACATTCGTCAAGCCACATTCAACAGAGCATGATCCAGAACTTGCTGCCTTCGTGCAGGAAGCAATGGGCTACTCGCTCACCACCTCCGTCGAGCACCACGTCGCGTTCTGGTGCTACGGAGAAGGCGCAAACGGTAAAGGGGTCCTCTTCCACGTGCTGGAAGAACTGGCAGGCAACGCGGCGGTTCCCCTCAATGTAAGCCTACTACGCTATAAGAGGGACACCTACCAACTTGCCGACCTCGCCGGCAAGCGCATCGCCCTGTGTAGCGAGGCCAGCGCGAGCGATTCCCTGGTGGAAGATGCAATCGTGAAAGCCCTGGTCGGCGGCGATACCCTTCGCGCACGCCAGGCTTATGGCAAGGGATTCGTCCTTCACCCAGTGGTCAAGCTGTGGTGGGCCATGAACAAGCTGCCAGCCGTGGCCGATACGTCCTATGGCTTCTGGCGACGAACGCGGGTCATCCCCTTCAACCGGCAGTTCGAGGAACACGAACGCATCCTTGACTTAAAGGAACAACTCTCGCTTGAACTGCCAGGCATCTTCCGGTGGGCGATGGAGGGCCTGAAGCGATTGAACAAGCGAGGGCACTTTGACATCCCCTCTCAAGTGCGGCTGGCGACCGAAAAGTACAAGAAAGAAAGCAATCCGGTCGCCATGTTTGTAGAGAGCGAGTGCATCACAGGGCAGGGAAAGGAAGTCCAGTCCTCGGTAATCTACAGTGGCTACACAGAATGGTGCAAAAGCAATGGCTACAAGCGCCTCAGCCAGGTTCGTTTCAAAAGCGAGATGGAACGCCTGAAATTCTTCGCCCACCGGAAGGCAGCAGGCGTGTTTTTCGAAGGCGTGGCGATGAAATGGCCGTAGTTGTGTAGGCTCTATGCAGGCTCTAATTTGTGATCCTACACACAAAAACCACAACCAGTAGTGGTAGCAGTAGCAGTAAGGTACAAGGTATAGTATATATGTTGTATATGTAGTGTATGTAGAGTATTGTATACCTTATTATAATTATCCTATAGGCTCTCTGGGACCCTATACGCCATATATAAAAGGTGTAGGGTGCCTACAAACCCTACATAGCCGTAACCTCTTGCACAGAAAAGGACAAATGAAAACACAGGCCGCCGAACAGATGTTCGATACCGGAAGCTTCCTTCTGTGGATGAACGTCCATGATGGGTTGATCTTCCTGATCACTGACAAGGAAACCTGGCGCGGATGGCCTGATAAGTGGGATGGTAAGAATTTACCCATAGACCTGGTAGAATTTCCCGTTGAGCGTGGCTTTGCTTACTTGGTGCGCAAGGCTAACTTGCTGCCAGCCATTGGCCTGCCAATCGAGGGTGAGCACCCCTATCAAGCTTTGTGTGAGGAGCACCCCGACGGGTGGGTCATCACCGATTTCTACGGACGCACTTTGGAGTTGCGTCCTGATATGACCTGGCACGTGGCGGAATGGCCGGCCATGCAGAAACCAGAGTGGGTGTGAAAGGAGATAATTGAAATGTCAAATGGGTGCGCTTCTGGCAACGCTTTCTTCTCGGTTGGCGTTGGGAGGTGTTAGATGCTTGAACTCGATCATATTCTCGAACCGATCAAAGACCTCAATCGTACTGATTTGTGCTTATTTGCCAAATCGCTAAAACGCCACTTGGATGGTGCCTCACATTGGGCCGTGGGCGAAATGTTGGAGAGAGCCTGTGCTTATCTCGACGCTTGCGGGTATGTGGCACTGGCACAAAGAGAGGCTAACGCAGTATGGATTGAATATACTGAGAATACCAGTCTAGAACGCTTTCAGAATAGCTTTGAGAAGATCATGATAGAGGCAATTAAATTTAGGCCACCAAGTGATGGGGAGGCAAGGTGAAATGAACTCACTGACAGCCATTAAGAGGCTTCTGACCCTGTGCAGCGACGCATGGGGGGCACCATTTGTCATGGACGCCTATGGTGCAATTAGCTCTGATAATGAACTGGGTGAAAGTTAGAAGGGAAGCAAAGTGAATAAGGAACATGATTGGCTCGAAGAGGCCCGTAGCTCGACGGATGCTAGTGTGATTTCTGTCCAGGGTAATATCTGCTACCCTCCACTTGGTTGGATGGAAATTGACAATTTCTGTTCAGATAATGGCTTGGGTGAAAGTTAGAACTCGCTAGTGTCGACGACTAACTAAGCAGGGGTAGACAAAGCAATGCAAAGGGAAGTGTATGGGGGGGAGGAGGGGAGGAGAAGAGAAGAGGCTATGCGAAATGATACGATGCGCGGCGCGTTATGTCAAGCTACGGACGTGTGCCGCGCAGTTAGTTGGTATAATTGACCATATACCAACCTATTATAGTAAAGTAATATACTACTTTACTTTACTTTAGCCGAATGCGAACAGAAGAAAGAGAGAGATGCGCACGAAGAAGGGCAAACATGCAAAGTTATGCATGTGTTTGGTTTGCTAGTCAACCCACTCATACCATCAGACGTCCACACACGTGAGACAACTTAGAGTTACTCTAAGTTAGAGCAACTCTAAGCTAGGGCCAAAACAAAAAGCGCATCAACGACGATGCGCTTTTCACGGTGGGCTATTCGATTATTCTTCTGGCTCTGGCTCTAGCTCTCGCTCATTGAATGAGAGAAAGTCATCACAATCCAGATGCTCAAGGGTGACCTCGAAGTCCAACGCTGAATTCATCTCATCGGCCAACTCACGCATGGCTCGCCATATCTGGCTTTCCATCGCATCGGTTGTAGCCGTTTCCAGAATTTTCCCAATGTAAAATCTCACCTTGTCTCACCACCTTTCCTCAATTTTTGAAACGCTCAAGACTCAAGGCGTAACCGCAACACCTGAGGATCCCAGTTGAACTGATGACAGCCCTTCTTCTGCTCATGGCACAAAGCATACCACCCATCGGCGTCACGAGACAACTTGCAGATACCATCAGCAGCATTATCCCACCGATGCCAGTTTTGGCAATTGCCACATTCGACAGGCAGCGATGGCGGGGATGGGTCATTGGAGAACAATTCGCCTAGGGCCACGACTTCATCCGCTGATGGGCCAATGCCGAACGGGTCAAACCGTTCGACGCTGACCGCGTCGGGATGCTGCGCTCGTGCTTCTTCAAGGGACTCAAGATCCACGATTGTACTCGTGAACCTTTCATCGTCAAACCATACTTTGAACTGCATTTCTCCTCTCTTTCTTAAGGTGATCACATTGCGCAAGATGCGCTCAACATTGATCTACACCACTATCATACAGGGAAAAAGTTAGAAGACTGTGAAGATTTGATAACAAAACGGTTGCGAAATCATTACAACCCCGCAACCGTTTTTATGTTAGCTACCGCCCTTCCCGATGATCTTGGTAATGGCGTAGTTGCTCAAAGTATAACCGGTCAGACTGATAGAGTTTACCATTGTTATCTTGCAAGTCTTCCGCCTGTGGTACGCCTGGCTTTTCATAGCTTGCCAGTTCTTCTCCGAGTTCACTTCCGATGATTGCCCATTGTACAGCAATCTCGTTTTGCAAATGCTCAATCTCTTGCTGGAAACGCTCTGTCAGTTCTGCCCATTGCTCTTGCAGTACATCAATCTCAGGGTGAGACTCCAGTACTGCAAAGCGCATGTTGTCCAGTTCTTGGCGCGTTGCATCGTGAGTATCCTGCAATCGGTCAGCAAGGCTTTCATCATAGTAATCCAGAATGTGCAACCTCAAGATGTTTGCCAGTTCGCCAGGGTATAGCGCCTCTAGCGCGTCAAGTTCAACTTGTCCCTGCCCGTGCGCTAGCTCAAAACTAACCTTGCGCTTGTCGGTGTCTTTAACTGGCACTCTTGGCAAGCGATAGCGGGCAATCTGGTCGGCAGTCAAGACAACCGGTTGTAATCTGATGTCCAAACCCTGATAATCATTGGCGAGGAAAAACTCAATTTTACGTGCTACACTAATGGGCATACCAATGCCAGCAGGGTCAAAGTCCGCGATGTAGAGTATCCTGACTGGTCTACCCTTCTGTTTTGCCCGTCTCAGGAATTCCCGTACAGCAGTGATGGACAACTCACCTAAGCCTGTCACCAGATTGATCTTGTACTCACGGGCAAGAGGTTCTAGTACATCGTTCATGGTGCTTTTCTCTGCCCATAGCTCGACCATGTATGGTTGCCCATCATTACCATAGTCAATCAGACCACGCAGATCAAACCCTGGCGCGTCGGGCGGTTCGGGTAAGGCAAGTTCAACATCATAGTCCGAATCGCCAGTTACCGAGATCCCAACACTGGGCCATGTTGCCCATAAGTCAGCATTGACTATGGCATCTGGATTGCGCCTATCCACAAAACTGTCAGGGGATACCAGATCAAGGTAACGCGCATACTTGCCCGCGTTACAAAGGTAGTCCCAACAGTTTTGGGTGTTGGCGTATTGATGCCCATCGTGGCGGGCAATGGGCGGGTCCTGCGAGACAAGCGCGTAATGCATCCGGCGCAAGTGGACGCCAGTGGTATAATTCATGGCTTGCCATTGGCACAGGAACCATTGCGCCATTGCAATCTCTGATGGCCTGCCTGTGTAAAATGGGTCGTTACCTGGCGACAATGCCAGTAGTTCATTGACTCTCATTCCTGACTCTTTCGCTATTCTCTTGATCTCAATGTAGTCCATCCTATTCTCTCTTTCTATTGGTGGGTTGATCAATCTACCACCATCATACCAGTAAAAAGTTAGAAAATTGTGGAGATTGCGTTACAAGCGCGTTACGGAATCGCAACAATCCCGTAATTGTCAATCGCCCGTCACCAACCAACGCAATGCTCGCTCCAAGTGATTGCATCCGAGGCGCGTTGCCCGGCGTGACCTGGCTATGGCAATAGCACAATTGATAAGCACTGCCAATGCCTGACTCGTCATGATCATGCTGGCTATGGCAAGCCATTGGTCGGCGGTTGATGTGCGTTTCATCCTCTCACTTTCTCCCCTGCCAGTGGAATTTATTCATTGCCTTCTTCCTTCTAGTATCCAGAAGACTCTCTCCTTAGACCATCGTTTCAATCGCTGGAGAGGGTCTTTTTGCCACAACTCCCAGGCTTTGGGTGTTTCCATGAAAACCTGGTCGGCGTTGACTTCGATGATCATGGTAGCAGTAGTGATAGCTCCAATGTCTGGATGTTTTTTGCGATAGAACTTACTCATTGCTCATCCCCAGTCTGGTGTAGCCGTCATACAAGTCAATCTCTGCCTGGCGTCCATTCTGCCTTATGCAGATTTCGATTTTCTTCTTGGTGTGTCGTCTCTCGGTGTTTCGACATGGACAGAAATTTTTCGTCATTGTTCCATTTCCCAACCCTGCATCGTGCTTTTTGGCAATACCTTCTGTCCACGTCAACCCTGGCGTGGTCTTGCGCATGGCCTGCACGGTCTGCCCGTTGACTTGCACGTCTTGCCAGACTTGGCCTTTTTTCCCCCTGGGCAGCAGTGCATCAACCTGGTGGGCAATCTTGAGGTACCGAGGCGCAACGAGATCAAAATTGCTGATTGACCATTCACTGTACTCAAGCGCTACTCGATCTACGTCATCCTTGGCGATGGGCATGAGAAGCGCAATCACCTTGCCATTGCTGGCTTTCAACTGACCATCACAGGCATTGGTGTAATGCCAATCGACGTGAGGGTCCCTCTTGAGAATGGCAGAGACGTAACGGGCATTTGCCCAAATTTTCACGTCCTGCCCATCGGTGAACATGACTTCAATCCAATGGCTTGCGTCACCAATTGACTTGAGCATGACGGGCCAGACCTGGGGACCTGTAGCTTGTACCCATTCCCACAGCTTCAGATCATCGCCATCACTGACCACATCGTCGAGATCGGCTAAACCCTCTGGCACATCTTCAAAGAAGGCCATAAAGCCATTCCCCCACCAACCTGTACCAGATGTTAGCTTTTGGCTTTGAGTATATATCTGATAGTCGGTGTAGGCTTTCGCCATCTTGCGAATCATTTCGCTTGCTATCATCCTATCCTCTCCTTTCCTATCCTATGTGTTGGTTGATTTGCCTAATTCTACCACGAGACGCGAGATTCTTGTGTTACAATTGCGTTACAGGCGCGTTACAATTCCGTCACTTTGCGCAAAAGCAAACCTGCCAGCTATATTAGCCTGGCAGGGTTTTGACTTACTTCTTTGTGGTGATTGTACCACTACCTCCACACATTGGGCACGTGGTACTCACAGTCTCTCCCTTGCGTAGGGGATGGGGACTTGTGAGCTTCCCGGTACCCCTGTATGTCGGGCACACTTTCTTGGGCATTTTATTTCTTCTTTCTTGGCATACGTTTGATCTGGTGTCTAAGCCTGGGAGACCGTCTGATCTTGACCTTGTTCTTGCTCGATTGTCTGCCAGGTTTTGGCTTCTTCTTGGTCATTCCCCCAAACCCCCTGGCAATTTCCCTGGGTCGCTGCTTTTCAAGGCGGCGACGATTGCGTCCACATGTTGCCGCAGGTTGGTCGGCAGTTCCTTCTTCCACCACATCAGCCAGTTGGCGACACGTTGGCAGACCTCGCCAGCCTGGGCGACGACCGGCTGGCTATCGCCTCTGACGATTGCCAGTTCACCACGCGCCAGCATGGTGAGCAACGTCCGATAGCTGGCGACACGATGGCCAGCAGCTTTGGCCCTACGCCCGTACTGAGTAGTTGCCCCGACTTCCTCTGCTAGTCGGTCGAGAGCCTCCCAGTATTGTTTCTGCATCCAGTGGGACTGGCTAACCATGTTTGCCTTGCGCCATTCTTCAGTTGTCATGATCCCCCCTATTCTTTTGATGCTGTTCCAGTGCCTCGGTGTAGACCTCGCGCCGTTCGTCACGGGTGAAGCCATTGACTTTCATCCGTTGCCAGAGAAAGCGCACGACTTCCAGGTAGTCCCATCGTGGCGGGCACGAGTAGGTGACAAGCCATTGGATGGCTGTTGATTTGTCAGTCATGATTAGCCCCACTTTGCTTGTTTCCATGCTGGCAGGTCCCGCACGATGTCAACCGCCAAGTGATGATGTACTCTCTTCATCAATTGATAGAGAGACATTTCCGGCACGTCTTCCTCTGTGCATTGATACATCCAGCACCCCAGTGACTTGAAAGCCTGCATCCTGGTCAGCGGCATGACGGGCAGGTAGATGTAGTCGAAAGGCCGAAACTTCTTGGCCTCATCTTCACCGTATCGCACATTGACCGCCTTGGCATTCAGGTTGAACATCTCAATACCCAGGCTCTCTCTGCCTTCCTCAGTGGTCACATCAAAGCCGTGCTCTGCCAAGATTCTGTTGGGCCAGTATCGACCATTGCCCAGACTCTTGACGTAAAAGAAAGCGATCACTCCATTGATCGTCTTGTCGTCAACCACGAAAGCACTCATTTTTCCTATCCTTCCTTTCCTTCTTGTTGCAGGGCAGTGTCAATTGCCTGCCGCGCCATATCAATCGCGTCGCTTAGCACACCAGGTGCAAACATCGCCCTGAAGCTCTCTGGCTGTCCGAGCATATTTTTGTCCTGCGTCCAGACTGTGACGGTCTTGCCCCAGGTTCCCAGGTGGCCGTGACCGGTCCAAATCAACTCCACACTGGCTGCTGCACGGACTGCAAACGAGTAGCCAAAACTATTGGAGCCGGAGGTATCCGTGATGCGGATTTCATATCCACGGTAGTCCTCCAGTGCGCGACAGGTGGCCGAGTTGTAGCCAGCGGCCAATGCGTCTTTGACGGTCTCAAAGTGTCTCATTGTAGCCTCCTATCCTATCCGGTCGGCCTAGTTAGCCAACCCGTGACACAATTATACCACAGGTTGACTAACTTGTCAAGGGGTTTTTGACATAAGCTAGAAGATTCTGAAGTGGGTTTCAGAAGTGTTGTCTATCTCTGCGAGGTATTTTTTCACTGCCCAGACAGTGCCAGGGGAAAAGAGCGAGGCTAGAATTGCATCAATGACCGGCCCGGCTCTGTCAACCGTCAGGCGTGAGATCAAAGCAGTTTCCGCCAATGCGTCTCTAATTGCAAATCTTACCGTGGCTTCTGCATCGGTCATCTTAAATACTCCTTTGCTTTCGTTGGTGCTCCTGCGCGGTGATAGGGCCAGCGTGGGCAATCGTGCCATCCCGCCAGACCTCGGCGGGTGGCCTGCCATGCGTGGCTTGGAACGAGGCTATGACTTCGTCATCGGTGGCATCAAGGGTGTAGGCTTCCCAAAGTTTCATTCTTCCCACTCATTCTTGACTGTCGTCAGCCCGCCATGATCGCGCCAGTACTTGAGCATTTTGACATCGTGCTCAAACTGAAGAGCCAGGTTGTACTTCCCTAGCTCACAGAGATGTTCACATATTCCTGGAGCGTTGCCGATGATTCTGAAGATTGCCTCTTTTACTCGCTCATCATTGGCTTTACTTGTGACCATCTTGGACTTACCTCTCCGCCAGCTATGCAACTGGCGATAGTCGCCATTGCCTCACATCCTGGCAAGCCTATCGCCATTGCGCCGGCCAGTAGTTCTTGCTTGACTGCGCCTCGGTCTAAGTCGCCCTGGGCCACAAGTTGGCCAAGGACAAAGGCACATCGGCATAGGGTATGATTGCGATTGCCCTCGGTGGCCTGCGCCAGCCGGTCAAGCTCGCCCTCCAATGCGGCTTGTGCGTAGGCATTGCCGCCACCTGCATTGCGCCAAGCTGCATCAAGGGCGTTGATCGCTGGCGGGCGCGGCTCTGGCTTTGGCTCGTAGTCGGGTAGCAAGTCTTTGATACTCTCAATGCGCTGGATGCCTGAAATGCTACCAAAGCCCTCGTACTGATGCCCTGATGGATGGATAGTTGGCGGGGCCAATACATACCCACCGTTGCCTTTGACATCTACTTTATCACCATGCCAACAGTGGGCAGGCTCATCTACAAAAAAGTAGAAGTGAAGGCCGCTTCTAGTTTGGACTATGTATGTTTGGTCTATGGCAGCGTGTTTGGGATGATCAAGAATCCAACTCCACATCTTGTGCTCATCGTCCCAGTCAATCACCGCCAGCCCACGCCAGCCTGTGACCACAGCCAGCCCATAGCCGCCAGAGCTAAACCACGCTCGCAGCTTGTTGGTGGAAGGCATCTCCGACTGGTAGCGTTTCCATGCTAGGGCGGGCTTCTTGCTGCCGGCCAGGATGGGGATAGTAGCAATACCAAGGGCCCGCCACTGGAGGGCTGCTTCAAGAGTGTTCATGTCATTCGTCGCCTCGCACAAACTGAAAGCCTGTACATCCTATGCTCTTTAGCACATTGTCTATGTAGCTTGCCATGTCTTGCTCTTGCACTGTTAGGTCCACACGAAACTTGTGGCCACAGTAAGTACATTGGGCCATCGTCTCATCGTCTTGCTCGACTATGACACCGCCCGCACGTTTGCAGGAAGGACAAGGTGTGTCGGTTATAGTTGTCATGCTATGCTGCCCTCACCAATGGTTTGATCTGGTACATGGGAATCATATCGATTACCTCAGCTCTGATCATGGCCTGCAACATGCGCTCAGTGTCCGCCACTGGCAACTCAATCTCGATGGCGACATCATAGGCGGACATCAGTCCTCCCAGTGCCATGAACTCAAGGGCGTCATTTTCCTGCACTACTGTCCAGGTGCATTTTTTGCCTTGTGTCATGTCGCCTCCTCAGCGGAACGGCCAGAGTTGCAATCCTCGCTCTATCTTTATCCCACGCCCCACTGTTCCCCAGTCCAGCGCCGTGGGGTAGCCGACTTCAACAATGACGTTGTTGTCCTGCATCCACTGACCGCCTGTCAATCCGTCTGCCCTGAGTTGCGGCCCTGCGCAATCCACTACCAAGAATTTCTCCCAGGGTCCGCCGCTGGCAGGACGTAGCCACCACACCTCACCGATACGAGAGCAGTCTTGCACGGCGATGTATCCCGCCACAGGTGGCAGGGTTGCCGGCAGTTGTTCCCATGACTGGCGATTGGCAACCACTTGCTCCATTACGCCAGGGGCGTATTGGCTCGCTAGTCCTGTGGCTATTACCGTGATCGTGACCACTGCCTTTGCCATCAGTTAGCCCTCCATCATCCAAACATGACAACTTTCTTGCCATTGGGGGAGCTGACAAACAGCACATCGTCACGCTCCACAATGAGCCAATCATCGGGTACTGGCGTCCCGAATTGGCAGAACTCAAACCAACTCGACAGGCCATAGCTCTGATAGCTGGCGACGTTTTGCTTGATGTACTGGAGGAGTGTCCACCCTGAGTCTTCGCTTAGGTCAGGATCGGCAATGACCAAAAGGAGCGAAGCACTTTGTTCATTCACCCAAGTCCGTAACTCCAGACCATGTCCTCGCGCCCACTCAACGATGTTTCTCAAGTGAGCCACATTGTACCCACGGTACGGAAAGCCATAAGCATGGTAGGTCATGGAAGGGATACCTAGCCTGCGGCGAAACTCATGGCTCCGCCGCAGCTTTGCCAAAAAAGCGTCAACATCGTGGGTGATCTCGTCGTATCCCTCTGTAGCGCCCTGAAAGAGATCAAACAGTGGCTCTCCTTCTTTGGCGTCAACATTGACTACTCCTGTGTGGGTAGTCGTGTGTTCCCCGCGTGGAAAGACCGGGTGGTTGTACCTCATGCTATCCCTCCAACATCAGCCGCTCAGCCGTAGCCGCCAGTTCCCTGACGGCCTCCGCCGTCGCAAACCGACCGCCCGCTGACTGAGCAAGCTTCTCAAGAAACTTTTGTCCAGAGCCGCCCTCTGGGCCAACGTAGATGCAAGAGATCGCGCCCTTGAACTTGCGGGCCTCGGCCAGGGCTTCCTCTTTGTCGTTTGGTGTGCCATCCGAGATGATAAAGAACTTCATTCCGTCTACATCGGCCACCCGTGAGAACTTCAACGCGCCAGCCAGGTCGGTCCCGCCGCCCAAGTAGGGTGGTTGCCCACCAGGGACAAACTGCACAGTGCTAGAAAACGCGATCACGGCCAGCTTGCCGGGTTGGTTGGCTTGCAGGTGCTCAAGTTCTTCGAGCAGCACGTCGTAGCGTTTCTTTCCCCCTCGGCTGTCGTGGGCGCCCATGCTACCTGATGTGTCGCAAATGACGACGGCATCGGCACCCAAGAACGTCTCTGCCAGAGATTGATTGCTTCCTTGGGCAACATCGGCAAGACTGCCGACCGCAGTGGTTAGAGCTTTATTCATTCTTCTCCCTCCAGCAAGCCACCAGGGGCATGATAGTGTGCCTGGAGCTCCGCCCATGTGCCTGGAAATGCCAACTTGAGCCTCTCCAGATTGGTGGAGTCTGCTTCCCGCATCGCTGCCATGAGCAGCGCGTAGAACGGGTTGGCAGAAAGCTCAAGATGTGCGCTGCGGGCTAATTGTATTGATGCTATGTATTCAGCTTTTCCCACTACTTGCCTTCTCAATGACCTTGAGCGCGTCGTACAAGTCAAGCCGCGCTTGTTCAATAGTGTCGCTATAGTAATCAGGTAAAGTTGATACTTTCACCAGCCTGCAAATGGCTTTTACGACCTCACCAAGCAAACCATCGCCCGTGACATAGCCACACATGATGGAATTTCGATTATCAGGGTCTTCGACATTGTTGGCTCTGATGTGTCCAATCTTACTCATGATTGTTTGCCAGTTCAATTTCTTTGGTCACGGTTGGACCCACTTTGTCTTAAAATGATCTCCGCCTCTAGGCCAGTAACTTACCATTACACGCCCAAAGGGATCAAGAAAATCTTCCCACTGAAGAATCCGACTAACCACGAACCGACCAAGTTGCTCTTTGCCCTCGGCCAATATGTAACCACACCGGAGAGGGGGAACCCATTGAGCGGCGTAGTCGTCGTAACGCTTGTGCTGCTTTTGCATCTTGGCTGCCAATGTCAGGCCAGCGTCATACTTAGCCCGCTGACCATTTAAGACCTCCCAGGCGGTTTGAATTCGCCTGAACTGTTCAGTGGCACCATCTTCCTTGTTGATGTCTGGGTGCCACTGACGGGCAGCGCGGCGATAGGCTTTCTTGATCTCCGGCTGAGTTGCCCTTCGCCCCACGCCCAAGACGGCGTAGAGCGTGGGTGCTGCACTCGGCTTTGGCTCGCCATCGCCGTCGCCCATCTCAAACCAATTCCTCAAGACTTTGAGAGGGAAGACAGCATTCCAGCCACCGTTCACCCATCCCATCGCTGTGGGCTTACCATCACCGCGATCTTTGGCTTTGCCAAGATATTCCAAGCGCAAAAGCTGAGTGCTGGCGGGCCGGTGCGTAGCCACACGCGCCTGTTGCGGCACCGCGATCTTTAGTCCAAGGAAGGTGAGAGCGAGGTCGGCGCAGATTTGGGCAGCCGCCGCCGACACCCGCCAGCACTTCTCGGCGGAATCCCACTTACGCTCTACCGAGGGGATAAGAGCTTTTAACTCGTCTACGAGACCACGGTTAAAGCTGGAGAAAAATTGCACTGTCCCATCACGCATCAGTACAAGTCGAGCGTGATTGAATTGTTTTAGTCTCATCCTATGATAACCTCTTGTGAGGGAAACGACAGATATTCTCATTGTAATTCCAAACTGCTGGCAGGCGGGGGGCCAAATGGTGGGTTTCCCTGACAGGGATGCTTCGTTGGTTGATTTGTACCCGCCTGCCAGTATCCTCAATGGATCGTTAGGGGTTGCGAATGTCATTGGCCTGCACCAGCGCCCACGCCACGACTTTCAGTATCCTCAACAGGGTAGCATCGATGTGTAACTCTATGTGTTCCAGGTCACGGGTCAAATCCCTCCCTGCAAATTGCTCTGCTTTTCCCCTCGCTGCTTTCACGTCGTCGTGAGCGGCTCGGAGGAGATTGATGATTTCAATCATGTGTGTCAACAACATGTTGCAATTCCTTTTTGTCATGGGTAGGGCCGGTTATCAGGCCGACCCTACCCAACAAGGAGGAGAAGGAAAAGGCCCCTTTGCCGGTGGGGGTGAGGCTGGCGAGGGTGGGGCCTTATAACTCGATACGAGAAAGAATTGATTCTATTCCATTGATGGCAGTAAGCAACTGACTGTTCACTGCGCACAGTTGGCTTCAAAGGGACGAGTTCCCCAAATTCTGGCACTTTGACCTTTTCATCTACTGGAAGTTCAGGCGAAAGCACTGAGACCAATCGCGCCTCAGTCCCTTCAACCATGTCCGCCAAGCGGTCAACCAAATCACCAAGATTATTGACTTGTTCCGAAACCTGGGGCGTCTGGGTCACTTCTTTGCTCATAGCTTTTTGCCTCTACAGAGGTCCCAAAAGCTACAATACTTCGGGCTACACTTCCAAGACGTAGGCGCTGGTGGGAAGATGCCAGCTTCAATGGCCCGCCAGACCTCACCGACGACCTGAGTCATCCAGAACAATTGCCCAAAGTCGCGGTGGGTCTCCAAGATCTGCACCTTGGGGTTTTTGGTCTTGGTGAAGATCATGTATCGAAATGCCAACCCAGGGTTGAGATCATAGCCCTCTTGATTCAAGGCAGCCAAGTAAAAGTCGGGCTGGACCTCCGTGTCTTCCTTGCCTCTACTCCACGCCCGCCCTGCTGTCTTAAAGTCAATCGGCACACCGTCGCTTGCCAGCATGTCGATGTAGCCAATCACTGGTATTGGTACACCAGGTACTTTGAGAGTCACGCGCCGCTCCATGATGACGCTTTCCTCTGGCTTGGTGGCTATTGTGTCCACAACAATCATCGGCTGGATGGCGTCCACAGCCTGAACAATCTCAGGTGTGGAGAGCATCCTCTCACCCAATTGTGTGTAGTAGTCAAGAGGTTTCTCCCACCTTATCTCACGCTTTTGCTCATTTAGAACATCGCGCCAGGTGGGGTGCCATATCTCGGCAAGTGGCCGCACCTGGTCAGGGTGGAGAGCCCTCGCCGCCACGTAGGTCTGCACCGTCTCGTGAACGGCACTCCCAAACGGGAGGTTCACGCTGACCGGTACGTCAGGCTTGATGATATATCTGAACTCCCACGACTTGGCGCAGTAGAGATAGGTATTCACACTGCTGTACGAAAGGTGTCTAATCACTGGCTTCCTCCCGTAGGATGATGTCAGGCTCCGGTATGCTTTGGCTCACGCTTTGGCCTCCAGCTTCTCTTTCACCGCCTGGCATTCCTCGCTGGTGGCGGGGATACGCCCCTCGTTGATGGCAACGATCTGCTCAGCCGGCCATTGCTCCAGCAGTTGTTCGAGTGTCAAGAGAGGCCTGGTTATTGCCTCCTCAGTGACGATGGGCTGAGACGGAACTGAAATGCCATCTGAGGCAGTGACAATTGCCTTTGGCACACCTGCTGCTGATTCTTCTCTGGCGGTGTACAGGGTTGCCACTGGCTCCCCGCTCTCGTCAACCTCTGCGCCTAGTTCCTCTGGCCGGTAGAGACCTTGACTCACATCCGCGAACACCACATCTTGAACGTAGCCTAGGGCACGCCAGTAGCACACTTGCTCTGGGTAATGCCTCCAGTTGGCTTTGCTCAGTAGCTCCGCTCGTTTAGCGTCATCGAGGGTGAACCGGCGCATAGCCTGCACACCATTGGTGCGCCTCAAGGTGATCTTCCAGCCATAGAATTTCCCTGCACTGGTGAGACGCTCCTCTTTGTACTCGGCTAGTTCTGGATGGCCCACGATCTTCGCCCACGTCAATTTTGGGGCAATGGATGGTTTCTTGTCAATGATGTAGACAGTGCTAAGTGCCGATGTAACTGGCACGCCATGCTCCCAGGCAACTAACATCTTCATGGCAGCTTCTTGCTGCCGCACACCAAACTCGCGGGACTCTTGAGCCACAGACGCAATGCTAAGAATTAGTTGCCAGTCCTCGGTCCGTAGACGATTGAGACGATTGACTGGCACGAGTGCTTTACTCATCTGATACCTCCTTCAAATTGACTGCTAGAATTTGCTCGTCATTCAGGCCATAAGCCTGGCGTGTTGCTGTGCATTTGGCCGGCCCGATGCCCTTCAACTCGGCGGCGTGCCCATCGGTGAGAGCCGTCACCGCCCACCCAGCCGTCTGATACTCCTTGAGTAGGGCTGCGGCATGAGCTGGGCCGATGCCATCAATTGCCGTCAGAACCTTCTCAGCGGGGCTTGCCATGATCGCCTCTCGGCGGCGTTCGACTCTAACGGGGCCACGGTCGCGGTTGGCAAGCCATTGGAGGGTTTCGGCATAGTCACCGCCCACGAGGTTTCTGACCACGGTAACACCAAGCTGTTGCACTGTAGCAAGCGCCCCCTCGATTTGACGTGCTGTCCACTTAGTGGTCTTGCCACCTATTTGATAGCGATTCATCACAAAGATAGGATACCCAGTCACCACCAAGTAGCACCAGGGCGAAATCTCAACCATCTCTGCACACTGGGCAAACAGCCTGCCATCAGCGATGCTCGCCAGCAGGTCGGGAATGGTCTTGCGCTCCACGATGATTGTGGTATCCTCAACGGCAAGCCAGGTGTCGCCGGTGGGAAGCTCAGTGACCGTGGTCGGCACGCCTTTCCAGGTGAGGGTCTTTACCCAATCAGGTTCGCGGCTGTCAATCAAGATTGCCTTCATCCAATTCCCTCAAGAAGGCCAGCTTAGATGGCAATCGATCAATTGGCCCTCTGATTATAGGCATCTCACCCAAAAAGACAAAAAGATTGGTTCAGGAGGACAACTTGCCAAGAACGCCTCGGCCTCCCGCTCATCTCGCTCTTCGGCCAGGGCAAGGGCTTCTTGATAAGTCAGGTGCTCGCTCTCTGGCACGTAGGCCAGGATCATTTCAATCATACCGATTCTTCCTACTTTCAAGGAATGTGTATGTCAGAAAGCCAACTATGAGGCTTGCGGCAGCACTCACTATGCCAAGTATAGCATACCACTCAATGAGAGACACTTCGATCATGCTGTGCCCTCCATCAACGCTACTACTTCTGGGCTTTCGATGTCGAAGTATTGCTTCAGGAGAGAGCTAGCTTCCAAGAGCCTCGCCATCTCTATCACGACACCCGATGGGTCTGCCGCTGCCCCCTGCGCTTGCTTCCACAGGTTCGGTAGAAACGCAGCCAGCGTCGCCCGCATCGGATCGACCTTCTCAGGCTCGTTGAACGGCAGGTCGGCCACGGGACTGCCGCCGACCTCCGCGCCGGTGTCGGCCTCGTAAGCGGCACGGCAGGTGGCCTCGTCGGGGAAAATGCCATCGAACTTCAGGCACGTGAAAACATCGTTGTCTGGCTGTGGCGTCAGCAAGCCTGTCGCCCACATGCCATTAAACTCACGCAGGGGATTGAACTGCCCAACCGTCAGGCCCTTGATGCTTGCAATGGTTGGTACCAAGACTTCAATCGAGGGCCTGATGACCTTCTTGAAGTCCTGTGCCCAGTTGACAGTCCCCCGCCCGATGAGAGGCATAACGGGGTCCACGTGAGCGACAGTGAATTCTATTGCCGTGCTGGTACGTGCTCTCTGCCCATGTACATTCGGGTCATAGGGCACGCGGCCCTGGCCTTTCACCAGCACACACTTGAACGCACTGATCGAGACCTGTCCGTAGAACCGCTCTGGTTCATCGGTCATTGCTGTGTCGTAAGGGTCATACTGCTTCATGCTTTCTCCTCCGCTTTGTTTATGCCTGCTTCGACTTCGCGTTGTATGGCCGGCAACTCAGCCCGCCATGTGCGTTCAATAAGTATGGCCAAAATCTCGCTTTGGGTCATGCGCCGCCTTGCGGCTACTATCTTGAGTTTGCGTATGGCGTCCCCGGAGAGGACGTATTGAACTTTTCTTGTTTCTTCCATGAGTGCTCCTAATCTTACCTGTGCCGCCGCACCGTCTCTTTAGGTTTATGTAGCCCCTCACGTGACGGCAGGGCTTCAACCAAGGCTATGCTGCTGTGGTCGGTGTGCTCTCCCTGATCGCCAGCCCTTGTGGAGTGAGGAATGTCGTTACCTCGCACACCCGTTACCGCTGGCTTGACCACACTTGTGATGAGCATGGCATGGCCTCTGCCGTTCGAACCACACCACATAGGAATTATACCACACATTCTACACATTGTCAATCCCTAATTTATTTAGGTGTGGATCGCACTTGACCACGGCGGTACGGGGTGATATAATGGGAGTATGGCAAAGCGCAAGACGCGCAAGAAGAAGAAAAAGAAAAAATGGATCGCTGGAGCAATTAAGCGACCTGGAGCGTTGACCGCTGCCGCCAAGCGGGCAGGTGCCCTCACCAAGCGAGGCACGATCAAAGTCTCTTGGCTCCGACAGCAGGCCAAGAAGAAAGGTCGGCGGGGAAAACAAGCGCGGCTGGCCCTGACGATGCGCAAGTTCTAGGAGCAGAAGATGGCTAAAGATGGCAAGAGCAAATCGAGTCGGGTTGCAACTGGCATGGCAAATTCTTTGGGTCGGACGCTCACCGCCATCGACTACCACAACCTTGAACTCATCCGGGAGGGCCTACGGAAGCATTGGCTCTGGTACACGGATGAGATGACTGAAGAGGACTTCAAGGCCATCGTTCGAGCCAGAATTAAGCAAGCCAAAACTCAAACCGCACAAGGGAATAAAGCCACAGAAATCTTGTTCCGCTATGCTCTGGGGAGCGAGGCCCCCTCCGCCGATGGTGGGAAAAAGGCAAGGATTCAAATCCTCATCGAACAACTCATCCAAAACGCTCCAGCCCCAAGTGCTGAGGAAATTGAAGCTGTTGAAGCTATTGAAGGCGAATGGGTACACACCCCACCCGGGGCAGCTGCCAATTCATCTTCATCCGGCGAGACTGAAACTGGTAGCGGGCGGGGAGCGGGCGGGGAAGTCGCGGCTTAGTGGCGTCGAGCCAGTGCTACATGTCCTAGACGACGCAGACGAGCCAGATAAATTGGTTTGGTTTGTCGCCGGAATCTATGAACTTGCTAAGCCAGAGTTCAACTATGCTCACGAAGACCTCAAGAGACTGGGGCTGGTCGACAACAGCTACCTACCCCGATTGGGCAGCAGAGAGGTATATGGACCTGGCTACAGGATGCTTACCAAGTCATCGGATGACATCTTGCGACTGGCAGCGGAGGCACCGAGCTTTGTGGTCATGTGTGAGGCTGCACAGCAGAGCCGAGAGACGTTCCTGCGATTGAGAGGCCGCGTCGCTGAGCGGCGTGGCTCCATGATCCTGAGCGGCACATTCGAGGGCAGCCTAGGGTGGATGCCAGAAATGTGGCGCGAGTGGCAGCGGCCAAACAAAGATGGTGGGGTATCATTCTCACTCCCGACTTGGAGTAACACGGCAATTTTCCCAGGCGGCGAGCATGACCCAGAGATCGAGGCCCTGCGGGCAAGCTACCCACCAGCGCTTTTTCAAGAGAGATTTGGAGCAAGGCCCTGCCCGCCGAGTACATTGGTCTGTCAGGACTTTGACTGGGACATCCACACCAGAGACAATATTGTCCCCGACTGGGATGAATTCGAGAGCGAGATAGAGCTTGCCATTGATCCGGGATACAACAATCCATACGCAGTGCTGGCCTGCTGGCGGGTGGGCGATTACGTTCTGGTGGTGGATGAAATCTATCGCCGCCGAACATTAGGCGGGGAGATCATCAACATCGCGAAAGGTCGCCCCTGGTGGCCCTACACGACTGGTGGCGTGATCGACGTTACAGCCAAGGCTCACCATGCTCAAAAATCCCAAGTTGAGATTTGGGAAGAACTGACCCATCTCCGCCTAAGATCGCAGTATGTTCCAATTGAAGATGGGATCACGCGCTACCAATCATTCCTAAATGCACCAGGCTACTCAGGTGGCACAATTGGCGTGCCGAGAGCAAGAATCTTCTACGACCGAAAGCTTTGCCCTAACTCAATTGCCGAACACGGCAAATACAGATACCGAGACATCAATGAAGATCGGCCTGCGAACGAGAAGCCAATTGACAAAGACAATCACGCCATGAAAGCAATAGCCTACTATTTGGTGGACGTATTTGGCTACACACCAAGTTTGCGTGTGCCAGCCGAAGCGGTGTGGCGGCCAAAATTTCCAAGGCGACAAGGGGTCTACGCATGAAAGTCAAGAACATTGCAGCCGTTGACGACCTCCACGCGCGAATGTCAGGCAGGTACACAGACTCTCGCAAGTCGTGGGTCTATGATGAGAATCTGTACTACATGAACCACTATGCCACATGGGATGAAGCCACGCCAGGCGAAGAGCGGATCATGGTCAACAAGCCAATCAACGTGGTAGACATCGCCCATGCCATCCTTAGCTTGCACCCGCCCAAAATCACTGCTCAACCGATCACCCCCTCACGGCGAAGCGACCGCACTGCTGATCGTGTGGAGAAGTTCATAGCCGGTTGCCTCTACGTGAACAACCTGCGCTACGAGGGAAACCAAATCGCAAGGGCTCTGTTTGACCAAGTGCTGTATGGGCGTGGCGCGATGTTCAGTGGTTGGGACCCCGACTTGGAAGGCGATGACTCGGAATACTCCGAGTTGCCTCTTATCATTAGGTATGTCAATCACAAAAACTTGATGTGTCTCCCTGGCGGCAAGAAGAAAGACCTCGCCCAAATGTATGCCTGCTGGCGACGTGCCGAGGACTTAGAAGGTGAGTGGGGCAAGACAATCAAAATTGCCACGGAAAAGGGAGGCAAGCGCAAGGCTGAGCCGGAGGAGGAGTTGCTCTATAAGGACCTCTGGTATTGGAACAACGGCACTGTCTACCACTGCGCCGCCGCCGGCGCGACGTGGCTCAGGTCACCAGTTGACATGCCATACTACGACCGCCTGCCCTACACCGAGTTTGTAGGCAGAGATACCACTGCTGAGAAACTGCACTTGCGTAAACTCGGAGTGTTGTTCCCTCTCAGGGAAGCAATCAGCATTTTGGAACGCTGGCTTAACCAAGGTAGCGCAGTAGTAGCGGCCTTTGCCGACCCCCCCATCCTGCACGATGAGAGTGTTCAGATCAATACTGCACCAGGTGCTACCATCCCCGTTCGAGTGCGTGAGGGCAAGAGACTCAATGACTATGTGCAGCAAATGACCCCCAGTGACGCCGCGCCAGGTGTGTACAGGTTCATCTCAATTGCCGCAAACATGGTCGAGGAGGGCAGCTTTAGCCGGTGGGCCTACGCCAACGTCGAGCCCGAATCCGGACCCGTCGTCCAAGGCATGAACGCCAACGACAGAATGAGGCTCATGCCCTTCATGCGCAATGCTGAACTTGCCATCAGCAGTGTCATCCAAAAAGCATTACAGTGTACCCATGCTTTTGCCAAAGCCGACCCTGGCGAGCGCAATCTCCAAGTGTTCAGTGAGGGCGAGCGGTCGGCCATCGCCCTGAAAGCCGACGACCTGCGTGGCTGGCTGGTGACGGCCAAGCTCTCTGACGAGTTACCGATGGACGTAGCCCGCAACTGGGCTATCGCGAGTAATGCAGTTCAATCACGGCTGCCCATCAGCAAGTACACCATCCAGCAGAAGTTGTTAGGCATCGAGCAGCCAGCCGACGAGGAACGCCGGCAGATGGTCGAACAGTTCATGGACAATCCAGCCATCATCAACGCGGCATTGCAAATCGCTCTAGCGGAGGGCAACGAGGAACTGAGAGAGCGCATCATGCCGGGGCTGGCAGAAACGCAGCCCGTGGGGGCAACACCGCCGACACCCACAGGGCCATACACCAGTGCTACTCACCCACAGATGGGACAGCCCATGCCACCGCCTGAATTGCAAGCAACGCCGCCACCTGGCGCACCCCGCGCGTTGGAGGGCGTAGCACCAGGAGCACCAAGAGGGCCACAGCCATGAGCGACGATGCCATTTTCAACACGATGATCGACGCCGCCAAGACTGCGCTTGATGCCCGTATTGAGCAGTTCGAGACGCTGTTCAAAGACGCACGTGGTGGGCCGCGTCTTACAAAAACACAGAAGATCATGGAGTTCAAGGAATTCCTTGCTCTGCCGTCCAACGTCCAAAATGTCATCATGGGCAAGATGCTGGCCCGTGGTGGCGATCCAGAAAAGTGGTTTGAGGATCGCCAGAAGCTAATGGAGGAATCATAATGCCAAACGGACATTGGCTCACGCCGTATGGCGAAGTGACACAACATGGAGTAGGCCCAACCACCTACGGCGCGTTCGGCGCTGGTATGCCTGGCGGCGGACTAGTACCCATCATCCCGACGACGACGCAAGCCGCACCTTGGCAAGCCACATGGGAAGCGGGGCAGGCCCCTTGGTCTACTGCTACCACCGCCAGTAGTAGCGGGACTTACGTTGTCCAGCCTGGCGACACGCTTTGGGCAATATCACGCCAATTCGGGACAACCGTGCAGGCCATCGCGGCTGCCAATGGCATTGCAAACCCTAACCTGATCTACCCTGGGCAGCAACTCATCATTCCGGGCGTGGGCGGAGGAGCTCCACCGGCGCAACAGCCACCAGCGGGCGGCGGAGGAGGCGCAGCACCACCAGCAGGCGGCGGCGGAGTAGCTGGCGGGGGTCCCCCACCAGCGGGCGGTGCCTATTGGAGTGGGCCATTGCCAACACCGCCAACGGGCGACTATTGGACATATACCCTTCAGTGGGGGGACACCCTCTGGTCGCTGGCGCAACGCTATGGGACGACCGTAGAGGAACTTGCCCGACTAAATCAAATTCCCGACCCCAACCGCATTGCGGCAGGGGCACAAATCTATATCCCTGGAGCGGCACCGCCAGGTACACCACCAGGAGGAGGAGGGGGAGGTGCTCCTCCCGAAGAACAGCCAGCAGTGCCCTCATGGTGGGGGGCGGAGGTCTTTGGCGAGGAGGGATGGGTGTACCTGCCAACTACCCCTGGGGAGCAACCCACCCAATGGCAAGCGGGAGAGGGTGAATATACCGCGCCGCCTGTTGGCCCTGGCTGGTACAACTTACGCGGGGTGGAGTACTTCAATCAGCTTCCTCCTCAGTGGCGCGACTGGCTAGGCCAGGTTATGCAAAGCCAGCAAGAGTATTGGGAAAGCCCGACCATTGCGCCCATCCAGTGGATGCCCTCCACAGCGGCCTATCAACGTGCTCCGCTCCATGTGTGGGAGCCTCTGGCCGGCGGCACGGCTGGCGGCCAGCACGCCATGCAGCCGCCAGGGACACCCTATGCTCCACCAGGGATGCAACGCATAGAAGAAGAAGTCTGGGAAGAACCACCAGAAGAGTCTCCTCCCACTTACGCTGGTGGCGGCCTGTACGTCTATTAGACCATGCCAACTTTTACTGAATTGCTCCAACAGAGACAAAGACGACCACGACCACAGATCGACTACGATACCGGCGACGTAGGCCGGATCATCCATGAGACTGTGGCGCAAGCCGAGGCTACCTACCCTCCAGGATGGCAACCCACCACCGCGCCGTATTACCAACCTACCCTTGGGCAGCAGTTAGCCACGGGTCGCCCGCCAGGGATTGAGGCTCCCATGGCCGCACCGCCACCCACCGAAGCGCCGCCAACCATACCGCAATTTGAACCTCCGGCCTGGGCACGAGAGCCGGTCCCCGAAACGTGGGGGGAAGCAGGGGGATGGTTTTTGCGTCGTCAAGCCGTCCACGCGCAAAGTTGGTTCAACGAGGCCGAGCAAGAAATCCATGCCGGTGTCACTGAGACGCCTATGGAATCTATGGGTGAGGAAGCAGAGAGACTCATCACCCTGGGTGAGGAAGCCGCCGCTACGTTTTGGGAGAGACCACGACTGGGTGCTCTCGCTGCTGTAGGTGTCAGAGCAGCAGGTATGCTCGCTGGAGCCGTCACCGTCCCACTGGCTGGGCTCAAGGGAAGAACACTTTTCGGCCTACCAATATTTGACGCGATGAGAAAAGGCACTGAGGGAGCACTGGGTATGGCCGTGGCAGGTCTGAATGCCATCGACGCTGCTGGCGAGCAGGGCGTGATAGGTCTCGGTGCAGAGTTCACGGGTTGGCTACTGCAAGGCAAAGAGTTCGATTTCACGCCTCAAGAGTTTGTGGCTGGTATGAATAACTACACTAAAGGATGGACAGCCGCCAGTACCTACATGGAGGAACTGTGGAACAGCAGGATGGTTGAGGGATTGACCCTTCCCAAGGCACATGACCGCGCTTTAGTAGAATCAGCCGAAGCATATGTCGCATTGGAAGACATGACTATGGAGGCCATCCGGGGAGGCGCCTCCCCGGAGGAAATCGAAGCCAACAGCGTGCTATCCAACCCCGTGGCTGAATTGGTCGGCAGGCTCGTCCTCGACCCGCTCAACATGATCCCCTCATCCGCTGGGCGGCGTATGCGTATGGGCATGAGCAAAGAAGCTGCCATGAAGCTAGTGGGCCAGGAAGACTTTGCTGATTATGGTCGCATCCTAGAGACCATGAAGGCCGAGGGCGCTGCCAACGTCGCTGGTGGTTTCAAAGGACCGGTCTGGAAGCTGCTACATCCCTTCCGCTCAGGCAATCGTGGTCTGGCCGGTGAGTTGGGAGAACGAGTATCTTTAACACTCGCTGCCGCTATGGAGAAAGCGGGCGCTGGCGACCCAGGTGATCTAGAGCGCGTCTTGCGTGAGTTCGTCGCCGCTGGTGGGAAGGGCGACGAAGCAATTGTAGCCCAACAGTTCCTCAAGAGTCAACTGGGCGATCTTCCAGTGTCGCGAATGGGGAAACAGACGACGTTATTCTTGAGAGAATTGGCTACAGACCCCAAAACCGGTGAGTTCTCACTAGCCGTCGTAGACGATTGGTTCACGAAGGCCAAGACGCCCAACGAGGCAATCAAAAACATGCTGGGCGGCTGGGAGAAAGCTGTCGAACGAATATACCCACAGCCCAAGAAGAACATAGTCCGGCGGGGACAAGACTTCTACCGTTCTATCTTGAGCAGGTACGAGTACATGGGCCTAAACCCAGGATGGGCCTGGAGAAACGCTGCTGGCAATACTAGTATGTCGATGTTAGGCGGCTACCAACCATTTGAAGGCGCAGATGTGATAGAGGAATTTGCTAAGCGGTGGGGCGATGTCCCCCTCAAGCTGCGCAAGGGCTACGGTGGGCTTGGAGCGAGATACCTCGGCATTGAGATACAAAATGCACTGGGAACAATAGGTGAAGAATTCAGAGCCGTCCGCACCAAGGACATACCAAAGTCGATGCTCAAGGACTTCTGGAAGAGATTGGCAAAGGGCACTTTCATGCTCAAGCCCTCGGAGTTATTTGAGACCGCTGCCAGTGAGAGAATCGTCCACCAAGCCTTGGGCTTCTTCTGGAAAGATCACTGGAATATCAAGTTGCCCGATTGGGTGGGCAACTTGTTCCCCTCCAAGGCGCAAGCCACTGCCTTTGAGCGAATGGCAGGCGATGCCATTAGCCAAAAAGAACTGTATGGTGCGCTACAAGCCTCGCGCCTGGGACGCAATTTTCCCAATGAGATTCTAACTCGCCTGGACGACCTACCTGGCGGGCTGCGGCAGAAGATACTGCATGCCAAATTGCAAGCCACCGATGCCGACGACTTTGCCCGCAGGATGCAGGGTCTCAGTGGAGAGGTAGATGACTGGCTGGTCAAGCGGTTGGATGACCTCGCGCCAGAGATAAGCAAAAGCGATGATCTCTTGATGGAGGCCGCCAAAGCTGAGGAAAAAATCATCGAAGACATCGAAGATGCTGAGGAGGCCGCACGAGTGGCAGGCATTCTCCAGCCCGACGAATTCAAGAAACAACTCGTCAAAGATCGCGCCACTAGCATGGCTTGGAGCGAGAAATTAAAACGCCACGTCGAGGCCAATCCTGAAGATGGGGCAGCTACAACCAACCTCTTGGTGGATCACATGCAGGCTGGCGCACCCACTGCCAAACGGGTCGACTTGGCCCGTGATCGCACTTTGGCTATAGTCCGTTCGCACCCAGGGCCACAATACCAAGCTCTCAGAAGCCGCACCTGGGAGAAATATTTCACTTACTCGCGCGGTGAGTGGCGTCGGTACTGGGACGACTTCAGCCGCAAGGCCGACGAGTTCATAGCCAGCCGCCGCCGTGGTGAGCAATTGGCCTTTCCTGGCATGGAGCCTGCACAGCAAGAAGAAATGGCAAAGTTAATTGACGAGTGGGTTGAAACTCTCTCTACCACACGGCACGCCGTAGCAACCATCAGTGCCGATGATACCCGCCAGATATTGGATGAATTAGCTGAGGCAGGACAGAGAATCCACTGGGGCGACATGCCAGAGCTAAGTTCCGAAGTTGTCGAGGGCATCACTCGTTGGCTGGATGACGAGATCGTGCCCCAGATGCACACCACGAAAGCCATCGGCAACCGTGTTGCTCTAGCCGAGCGCGATTACATCTTGTACAACTATGGTGAGGACTTACACATCGACGCTGCTCTGAGCTATCTGTTTCCCTACCCTACTTGGTACAGAAATACCGCCATGAATGTCCCCCGATTGTTGCTCTACAATCCCAAGTACCTTGAGGGCTACCTGGACTTCAAGGAAGCCATGCGCCAGATCAATGAGGAGGCACAGGGTCTTCCCTGGTGGGAAGGCCAAATCAAGGTGCCGGGGACAGACTTCTATTTCAACCTGGAAGCCAGTCTGAACCCGCTCTACAACATGATCACCGAATTTCACGATCCAATGAGGACAAAAACAATCCCAGGTCAATGGCTAGAACGGATCGGTAATGTTGGGCCATCGCTGGACGTCGCACTCTGGGCACTCTATGCCTATTGGCGATTCAAAGCAGGAGAGCCAGAGGAAGCGCGGGCGGCTATGGGCTACCTGGGCACACCAACCAAAGCCTTCCGCTATGCCACTGCCCTACTGGGCCTCGGTGAAGGCCGTGGCATCACGCTCGAACCGTGGCTGTGGGATGATCCTCTCTCTTTCGCTGGACTCGACCAATACGAGCGGTTTCAGGTTGGGCGCATATTCAAGCAAATGGAGAACGAGGGCGCGGCTACTGTCGAGCAGCTTTGGGATGCCGGCAAGATGCAAAGCGGCGATATTTGGAATGAAGCCGTGGCACGGATGACCAAGGAGCGTGCCCCAGGACTCTTCCTCAGTTGGTTCGTCGGTATTGGCTTCAAGCCACGCAAGGCTTATGACATCCAAATACAGAAAGCAAGAAACGCCCAGTATGAATTTTATCAACATGCCGAGACCGCCTACGACATGAGCACCGACGAGGGCCAAGCGGCATACAAGGAAGCGCAGAAAGCACTCTATCGCTATTATCCGTTTCTATCTTACATAATGCTGGTTCGCCGTGGCGAACTAGAGCGCGACAAAGCCTACACTTGGGAAGTACTAAATCGCCTGCCGCCAGGTAGCAACGGGGCAGCCATCAAGACCGCCGCTGGCGTAGACGACCCAATCATTGACCTGTTCTATGAGACAAGGGGAGACTTCTCGACCTGGGAGGACATGGACAGGGCAGCGTTCATGGCAAGCATCGAAGCGATGGGTGCCATTCTCGGTGTCCCAGACAAAGAACAGCAGCAGGAATGGGACAGAGCCATCAAAATCTACGGTGAGGTCAAAGCTGCTCTGCGCCGTGTCTACGGCGACGACATTTGGAACCTCAACGACAGCTATTGGAAAACCCGCGACGTGGCGGGCAACGACGCCGCCAAAGCGTTCGCAGACGGCAACCCACGATTGTATGACTTCTGGGACGCCCGCAACCTTGCCATCACGGAGAGTCCAATCTTGTTGTCCTACTGGGGAAGCCTTGATACCCTAGAGCGCGTCGGGGAAAATTTGCTGGAAGAAGAGGTGCTGCGTCGGTGGCCTAATTATGAGGAAGCCCAAGCGGGCTACTTCAAGGAATTCGACAAGGACGAGTGGCGAGAGCAGAGGGACTATCGCCGCGAGTACATCAAGCAATATCCCTGGCTTCCTGACCTGTGGGACTTCAAGGACAACATGCGTGAGGAGATCGCCGTCGTCATTGAAGAGTTCGCCAGCGAGATGAAACCACCCCTTGGCCCTGTCATCCGACCAGATGCCGAGCTAGAGAGCGTTCTCGTGCAGCGCATCCTGGATGTGGTAGGAGCCAAACTCAAAGCTCACGAGATGCTCAGGGGACCATCTCTTTTCGCTGGCATGGGTAAACAAATTCTTCAGGGAATGATAGCCCAACCAGAAGGAGAAGAATTCCTAAGAAAGCTCTTTCTAATGGGGCCATTCACTGAGCAAGCCATAGACTACTTCGAGGAAGAGATCGAAGTTAAGTTCGGCCCTGAGATCGAAGGCGGATTTTACCCAGGGCCAACAGATTTCTGGGTGCAGTTGGGAAACACAAAAGCTGAAACTGCAATCCATGAACTGACTCATGCGTGGTGGGAACCCAGGCGTGGTAAGAGGAAAGAAGCCTTTGTCAAAGCAGTCATACGCTTTGCAGGAGAGGTGATAGAGCCTCGGTCAGAGGGAGAAATGAGGGTACATAATCTCGCTTGGACTTATGTTAACGGCGATCCCAATGATCCCTCTTTTCACGAAGGTATGAAAATAAGCAAGGAGAAAGCCAAAGGATACGACCTCGCCTTCGCCAACGGCACTTATTGGAACGATCATGAAATGTTTGCTGGCCTAGCAAGTGGTTGCATGGGAGATGTCAGGCTACTACCCTACTACCTCTACCAATTCTACAAAGACCTCTTCGTCAGATTGCCCCCAGAGCAACCCTTCTACCTGGAAATGCCGTGGGAGCCAGAGGTGACTTTCCCCCGTTACCCCATCGGCGCACAGGAAGGCACGCTGGCGGGCGCATTCCCAGAGACCACAGGGGCGGCAGAAGAGGCACTTGACGGGGAAGCTCCATCTGTGGTATCATATGAAGGAGCAGCGGCGGGTGCAACACCAGCACCAGCAGGCGCACCGCCTGTCACGCCACCCGCAGAGGCACCCCCTGCTGCCCCATCCGTCGAATGGCCCGAAACGCTCTCTTGGCAATTCGTCAAAGAGTACCTAGGCCAAACATCGTTTGGCCTCATTCAACACTTTAACACAGGATTGCCACTAGGTGAGCCTATTAAAGCTCGCTTAGAGGAAATATATGCGGAGTACCCACTAGGCTTTACAGACCTTGCCTCATGGCTAGGGTTTGTGAGGACACTGTGGAGGGCTTCGCTCTTCTCCAGGGGAGGACTCGGCGGCGTCACTGGCCTGAGAGAACAACCCAGACCATTGAGTTGGACTTCCGGTGCCGGCGCAGGCCGACGCTTCACCCCCTGGGGCTAAAACTAAATAGAGGAGCCTATCATGCCCAACGAGTTAGATACGGGAACTTCACCACCAGTGGAGGAACCCACAACGACGCCCGAAGGCGAGGCCCCGCCGGAACCAAAACTGGTACCCGTGGAGGACTTGCGACGCCTTCAGGCTGTCAAAGACCGCGAAGTCGCCGCCGCCAAGCGCGAGGCTGAGACATCACGCCAACGGCTCGCAGCAATTGAAGCCTCAATGGAATCACTGGCCCGCCAGACGATGGACCCGCAAGATGCACAGCAGTTCATCGCCAGCCAACGTGGGCAGCGCCAACAGGCTGACTTGCAGCAACAAGCGGGAATGGCACGCAAGTACGAGGACATCTTTCGCATGTCCCGCGAAGGTGGCGTGCCTATCGACGAATTTGAAGCTGTGCGCGCCAATCCTGCGGCCACACCCGAAGACGCCCAGAGAGTCGTCACCGACTTCTGGCGGAGGAAGGTCGAGGCCGCCGAGCGCGAAGCAGCACAGCGAGAGAAAGAGGCAGCAGTGACAGCGCAAAAAGTCCAACGGCAAGAACGCACCGAAAACGGTGCAGACCGGATCGGCACTCCGGCGGAGCCTACGGAAGGTTCTCAAGACCTAGAGGCCCAGTACAGGGAAGAAGCGCAAGTGTTCAAGAACGCTGCACTACGAGGTGAACGCGGGGACTGGACACAGAGACTTCTCGACCTCAAGATCAAGTACAGAGGATTGGGCCTTAAAATCTAAGGAGGCCGTTTCATGGCAGGAGTGAATTTTCCAAAAACGACACTGGGCGATACCACCACCACAGCACGCACGGTTGATGAGGACATCATCATCGTCAACCAGGCCGCAACGCCCCTGCTGCGGGCGATCTCGCCCACCCTGAACAACCTGCCCACACCATGCA